TGTTCGTACAGATAATGTATTTAATCTAGAAGTTTCTGGTGCTGCCAACATCAACATATACAATGATGCAAATATCAATGTAAGTGGCTCAACTAATATGGCTGTTGGTGGTGAGTTTAATCTTAAGGCAAACAAGATTAACATGGAATCTGCTGGTCAGTTTAATATTATATCTAAAACTGGTTTTAACGTAGAATCTGGATCAGATCTTAATATTAAAAGTGATGGTACAGTTTTTATTGATAGTGATGGAAACATTAACAATAAAACTAAGGGTGGTGTATTTATTGAAAGTGGTACTGATACAAATATTAAATCTGGTGGATTATTTAATATTCAGAGTGATGATAATTTAAATATTAAATCTGATAAAGTATTGAGCATTGAAAGTACCGACAATCTAAATCTTAAATCTGGTGCTGTTGGTTCTTTTGGTTCAGCTGGTCAATTGAATATTAATTCTGCCGCAACTGTTGCTGTTGATGGTGCTGCAATACAATTGAATAATGGAGATTCTAGTGCTCCAGAATCAGCTGCAGAATCTAAAGCAGCTAAAGCAGCCAGAACTGCGGTTAGAACTGTTTTAGAATTACCAATTGAAACACGTGGAACTTCTGGTGTTTCTCAAATAGCATCTGCTCCATTGGTAACTCGTGGTTCTGAAGTAGCGTTTGAAACACCATCTAAAACTCCTGGTGGAGATTTAGCTGCGTATAAAGCAGACAGAGTTGCTCAGAATCAAACATCAAAATCTGCAGATGCTGCAACTACTTTTGCTAAAGATGTAGTTAAACCAAATGCTACATCTGCAGCTACTGGAAAAGCGTCTGATGTTAGCGCAATATTGAATATGTCACCAGACGCATTTAATGCTGGTATGAGATTATCAAAGAACTTTACTCTCGGTGATTTAACCATGGGTGGTGTACGTATTCCAAGAAGATCATATCAAATGAATGATGGTGAGATGCTTGCTCCACAAGATATTGTTGCTAATCTAAAACGTCTATGCGATAATGTGCTTGAACCAATTGTTGAATTATATGGTAGAGATTCTTTTGTAATTACCAGCGCATTTAGAAGACCATCTCAAGGACCAAATGATGGTGGTGATTTAAACATTAAAAAATCTGATGGTACTTATCAGAAAGAAGGTGGCGATCATCCTTCTGGACGTGCTGCTGATATTTCCTTTAAAGGTGGTAAGGCAGATACTCACAAGAAAGCAGGTGAGATTGTTAAGAAATTAGGTTCATGGAATCAGATTATTATGGAATATGATAGAGGTGGTCAGGCATTCTGGATTCATTGTTCATATAGAGAAAAGGGAAATCAAGGTCACATGTTTACCATGAATAATCATCAAACTGTGGCTGGAACATATCCTAAAAACGGATATGTATTGGTATAATGACTATTAGGATAACTAAGTCAAATCAATCGGGATTCTCTTCAGTTCCTGGAGATGAGATTAATGAGGTAATTATTAATTTACAAAATTATCTTCCTACAGTATTTGAAGAAACCAGTTTTTCTATAGATTTAACTTTTGATGGTAAGTATTCTAGTGGCACTGGAGGTAGTAGTTTTACATATCTCCCAGCAACAAATAATACATCATCATTTAATTGGTCATCAGTTGGATTAACATATACTAAAATTAGTGCCAGCGTGGCTCGCATATCTGGTCCAATAATAAGTCCTTTTAGTGACCAATATTATAGATTTGTTTTACCAGATTTAAGTTTACAAGTTTTACCCAGAGATACTACTGTACCATTCTTTTCTTTAGAAAGGTATCATATGCCTTCTCCAGTTAGCATAATGAAAACATATACAATTGATGTAACAATACCAGCGGATCCTACACTTGGTGGATCTGAAACAACTGAAACTATTAGTTTGTATCAATGGGTTCATTGGTCTTATTCAACTGCAGTGGCAGCTATTGCTTCTGTTCGTTCACGAGGATTAAAATAATGCCTTCCGTATCTAGAGCAGGTGATTCAGTATTATCCCCAGATGGAAGTGGTTATCAGTGCGGTGCTCCCATGGAAACTAGCGTGGGACAAGTTAATAGTAATAATGTTTACGCAAATGGAATTCTTATTGTAGTTGCAGGAAATATGATATCTCCACACCCAATGGGTGGGTGTTCCACCGATACTTCAACATTATCTACATTTTCGTCAACAGTAACGATAGGTGGTATGGGAATTGGTAGGATAGGAGATAATTATGGAAATAATGTGATTACTCAGGGATCTGCAAATGTATTTGCAGGATAATTACTAAATAATAATATGGCACACAATTCCCGAACATTTACAGATCTAGATTTGAATTTCCTGGCTCATCCTGTCACCAAAGATGTGACAATTAAGACTAATGAGCAAGCTGTTAAATCCTCAATTCGAAATTTGATTTTAACGTCAAATTACGAAAGACCATTTCACCCAGAGATAGGTTCTCAAATAAATTCACTTCTATTTGAACCAGCCACTCCCATGCTTCCTATTATGCTTAAGAAAGCAATAGAATTTACGATTTATAACTTTGAACCAAGAGTTAGTCTTACAGGTGTAGATGTAATTTTATCTGAAGACGAAAACTCTCTTGACGTAAACATAGAATTTGTAATAATTAACACAAGCACCCCAGTGGGTCTTGCTCTAATACTTTATAGAACGAGATAAGATATGGCTATAGATAGCAAAAGAATTCAGGTCAGTGAATTAGATTTTGACCAAATTAAAACCAATCTAAAGAATTTTATGGTTGGTCAGAGTCAATTCTCTGATTACAATTTTGAAGGTTCTGGATTATCAATTCTATTAGATGTACTTGCGTACAATACTCACTACAATGCTCTTTACACAAATCTTGCTGTAAACGAGATGTTTTTAGATTCAGCAAGCAAACGTGCTTCTGTAGTTTCTCTGGCAAAATCACTTGGGTATACTCCGAATTCCGCAGTCTCTGCTAAAGCAACTGTTGATTTAAGAGTAAATAATCCAACTCAAACTCCAAGTACTTTATCACTACCAAAAAACACACCATTCAATACTATAGTTGATGGAACTAATTATACATTCTACACACCATCTGAAGTTAGTATAATTCCTGTTTCAGGACAATATACATTTACTAATTTAGAAATAGTAGAAGGAACTCCCCTAACTTTTGCATACACTGTTGCAAATGGTCAGAAATATATTATTCCAAATGTCAACGCAGATATTTCTAGCCTTAAAGTCCGTGTTCAAGAATCTTCTACTTCAGATGTATTTACTACATTTACGCCAGCAGCTTCATTAGTTGAAATAGCATCTAATAGTAATGTATATTTCACAAAGGAAATTGATGGTGGGTTGTATGAAATTATCTTTGGTGATAATATTGTTTCAGCTGGATTGACTAATGGTAATGTTGTGCACTTTGATTATTTTGTTACCGCAGGACCAGTTGCCAATGGAGCAAGATCTTTTACATATAATGGTCCAAGTTTAATTGGAGGTTCTCCAGTTATTACTACAATTTCAATAGCTGAAGGTGGCACTGAAGTTGAAACTATTGATAGCATAAAATATAATGCTCCAAGATTATATACTGCGCAAAATCGTGCAGTTACACCTGACGATTATAAAGCATTAATTTATGCAAGATTTCCATACATTAGTTCGGTGTCAGTTTGGGGTGGCGAAGATAATAATCCACCAGTATATGGTAAAGTTTATATTTGTGCCAAGCCAACAGATACTGACAAACTAACACTACAACAAAAATCAGATATTACAACTACTCTATTATCATCGAGAAGTGTAGTATCTATAAGTCCAGTTATTGTTGATCCAGATTTTATTAATATTGCGCTTACTGTTGTAGTTTATTATAATGATAGAAAAACTATAAAATCTTCTTCTGAGATCTCTTCATTAGTAACTAACACTATTCTCAATTATAACGATACTAAACTTAAAAAGTTTGATGGAGTATTTCGTTTCTCAGAATTAAGTCGTTTAATTGATACCACCGATCCTAGTATTGTAAGTAATATCACAACAGTATTAATGCGTAGAAGTATTTCTCCACGTTATAATGTATCTGCTGAATATACATTAAATCTAATAAATCCAATTTTCTCTGCTGGTGTTCCAGAAGGAGCAGTTTCATCAACTGGGTTTTATATAGATGGTAGTGAGGAAATCTATTATATGCAAGATGATGGTGTTGGATTTTTACAACTGTATTATAATACAGTTTCAAATACATCAAATGTTGGAAGTGTAAAATTTATTACAAATCCAAAAATTGGTACAGTTGATTATGCCAATGGTATTGTAAATATCAAGAATTTAAATATTACTGGTCTTGCTGATGTAGATTTAGAAATGACATTTAAGCCACAGTCAAACGATATAGTTTCTGCATATACTCAGATTGCTGAAATTGCAACTGCGCATTTAAGTGTAACAGCAATCGCAGATAAAACTGCTAATGGTGATTTACGTGCAGGGAATAATTATACATTCACTTCTAGTAGAAACTAATGATCAATAGACCAAAATTATCTTCTATACTGCCAGCACAGGTTCCTGAGTTTGTCAGGGAAGATTATACAACATTCATTGAATTCTTAAAAGCATACTATGAGTTCATAGATCAAAATTACGATCCTCAGTTTGCTAAACTAAGAGATTTAGATACTACACTTGATTCATTCGTAGAGTATTTTAAAAATGAGTTAGCTCATAATATTCCATATACAGTAGTAAATGAAAGATTTTTATTAGAAAGAATGAAAGACCAGTACCTTGCTAAAGGTTCTGAAGCATCGTTCAAGTTATTATTTAAACTACTGTTCAATAAAGACGTTGTAGTTGATTATCCTGCGAAACAAATATTACGTGCATCTGATGGCAAGTGGAATCAAGACGTTTC